TTGCCAACCAAAGTTGCCATACACAATCCTCCAAAGGTTTGTTCAGGAAAAGTATATTTATATCCTGGAAAAATTCCTCCTTGGGTTGTGACAACTGTGCCACGAATAGCCGTCATGTTCGAAAATTTAATTAACTCTCCATCATTATTGTAAATAGCAAAAACTTCAACCTTCTTGCCTTCTTCAATTTCTTTAGGATAATAATCAATAATATCACGATGCAATCCTGCTCCCGGACAGTACCAAACGGCAAAATCTGTTCCAGGTATTTTCACAGCAACCTTGTTGTCCAAGGGCATGTTCTTGAATGTATGTCCTCCAAGCTTAGTTAACGTCACAAATTCAGTTTTAGACGTAACCATATGATTCGGAAGCAAAAGAACATTACTCTTAAGCGGTACAACATTACAAAATTCGCCACTATCCTTTTCAACAATCATTAACTTGTTTCCAAGTAATTTAGTGAAATTTTCAACGGTAATAGTACGAGATTTTTCAGTAATACCAGCATCTCCAAATTGATACTGACGCTCACGAGCATGTGAATCCCAAAACTCGGTCTGGACTTGCCATGATTTGGCATCTGGTTTCAAAATAATTGGTTTTGCAGCTTGTGAAGTAGGTAAAGTCTTCCACTTCTTAGCAAGCATGACCAAAATTTTCCAAACGCCAATTGACATCAAAAAATACATAACTCTCAACTTTGCATTCCAACTCATCTCTCGGATGTATGTGGAAAGTAAAGGAATGTTAGCAAATTTCTTAATCACAGAACGACGGACCATATAAAAACGAATGGAAACATATAACGAGTATAATAACGTAAAAGCAAGAATCATCCACGATCCTCGCACATGCATGAAAGCATCATATCCTAATGTAATAATAACACAAATAAGATAATAACCAATGCTATTCATAACAATATCTCTCAATTTGTCTCGCATAAAGTAAGCAATAATTGCTGATCCAAAACGGGAAACCATAAGAGCTTGTAATAAAGCATTAATCCATGCAAAAATACGAATCTCCAAAGCAGTAAGGTATTCAACGACCTCACCGACATTGGGAATACCAGCCTGTGAATCCAAAGGACAAGGATCACACATACCAACTGGTAAACCACACTCGCACAATGGCATATCGGCCAATTCACGTTGTGAGGCAACAAATGACTTCTGATGAGCAAAATGCTGTTCAGAGTCAGCCTTCAAAAAACGTAACAATGTCTTAATATCAACATCAACAAGTTCTTTTCCCTCGAATACACGAGGTACAAATACTACATGTTGTGTTCTTCCTGACTTAAATTTGTCACCTGTCTTGTTCTCCATGTAACGGGGTTCTTCAACAGTATAAGTGGCATAATCGGGAAATTGATCTCCAGACATGTGGGCGATCTTCGAACTATCCAACATTTCCGTTCCAGGCTTGCAATACTCAGGCTTTACACGCTGAGTAATAGTAGCATCGAAACGACGATTAATAGATAAAGGTTCATTTGACAATTGATTAGACATTAAGTCCTTAACATTAGTAGTTGCAACAACCACCATTGGCTCAATCATAACCTTACCTTTCATATCGGCGTTGGCATTCAAAGCAGCCATTGTCATGTTATTCAAAAACATAATAATGGGCAATGTGGGCGATCCATCCGTGCGCTCTAATGCAGTATTACAAACATCATCGAAAATTACTCCTTT